CTGTGGGAAGGTGACCGTCCATTCCTTGGTCTGGGGGTCTTGCTCTTGGCGACGGATCGCAAAGAACACACGGGCGATATCGTTCTTGGTAGGAGCTCTGGTTGTCCACCGTTTGAACATAGCGGTTGTGAACAACTCCACATTGCTCAGAACCTCATCGGTGACACCGAAGTAGCTGGGAAGGTGCGTTCCTCGCCCCTCCAAAAATTCAGTCACAATTCGCTCGGCGTCCGCGCGCGCATCATCATCACCAGATAAATAATTAAACTTACCTAAACTATCCTTACCTACACTAACCTCTCCTACACTAACCTTACCTACCCTTACCTGTGTATCCAAAATGGTTCCATTTTGGCTCCATGATGTCTCCGGGATTTGTCCAGGCATTTCGGCAGGTGAAGCAGGGGGTAATTGGTTCGGTTTTGCCTCCGCTGGAGGGGGTAAGGGATGGTCTGTATAGACGCCATTGCCCTTCACATACAGAGTGCTTTTTTCCTCTTGGTAGAGGGTGGGTGTGTAACGGTCACCTTTGACATAGTTGTTGAGCCGCCAATGCTTGATAACGATGACGCCGCTCTCGAAGGTCATCACAAAGCGTTTGAGAAGCAGGATCTTCAGGTCGTCGTCAGCGGCCCCGACGAGCTTTTGCACTCGCCGGGCGTTACTGACAAAACCATCGTCGTCCGCTCTCATGCCCAGATGAAAGTACAGCGCCTGGGCAGAGAGTGGCATGTCCATAAAGGCATCGGTATCGACCACCTTGAGGGAGAACATTCTGCGCTGTGCCATTCACTCACCCCCGGTCAAAACGGCAATTCGCCGTCATCGTCGGTCAGCTCTGTGAATTGGTTGCCGCTGTAGCCGCCATACCCACCGTAGCTATCGCCGTAGGAGGGAGCAGCACCGTAGCCGCCGGACTGTCCGCTATCGCCGTCGCGCTTGCTGTCGCCGAAGTAGACATTATCGGCGACCACCTCTGCAGACCGGCGCTTGTTGCCATCCTTGTCCGTCCACGGGCGGATCTGCAGACGCCCTTCCACCACAGCCATGCGGCCTTTGGTGAAATACTTGGAAACGAACTCAGCTGTATTGCGCCATGCAACGATGTCGATGAAGTCGGTTTTCTTCTCGCCGTCGTCGCCCTTGAAATCCCGATCTACAGCAAGGGCGAATGCGGCAACAGCGGTACCGCTCTGAGTGCGGCGAAGCTCAGGGTCACGGGTCAGACGCCCCATCAGAACGATGTGGTTAAGCATGGTCGTCAGTCCCTTCGGTCGCGGCATCGAGGACTGCGGTAATCTCGGGATTGTCGTCCTCGTCCTCCTCGTCGGTTACAACCGGCTTATTGAGCAGAACATCGACCACACAGCAGACGTCGCTCAGGATGTAGGTCTTGGGGTCGTGCAGGAAGCCCAGAATCACATTGAGGTAAGCGTTGCGCTCCACCAGATCGCGGTACTCCTTGGTATCAATAGTCACGGTGCCGCCAGCGGCCACCAAAATATCGTTCAGCATTTGGAACTCCTTTCGTTGCGGCATATCTGAATGGCCTTTTTGCACTGGGCCACATCAAACATACCGATGTGCGTTTTCTCTACGGGCAGCCCCATGCGGTCAGCAAGCCAGCCATAGGCGGCGTTGCGGTAACCTCTGAAGCGTCCGTACTTCCAGAGGGGGTCAAAGGCGGCGTGTGCAGCCTTTTTCCAGTACCTCAGTTCGGCGTTGGCAAGACGCCCGAGGGGTTTGTCGGTGCCTTTGTGTACACCGACATAAGCCATACACTTGCGGCAGAGGTAGATTTTTCCGTAGCTCTTGCCGTAGACGATCTTGCTGTCTACGAACTCGGCTCTCTCGCCGCAGTAGTCACAAAACACCTTTCTCATGGGTGCCATTCCTCCTTGTACCGGGCAATCTGCTCCGGGGTATCGGTATCAATGCCCAGACCTTTCGCCACATAGATAGCGCCGTCGATCAGACGAGCCATCTCCTTGCTATCCAAGGTGTGGGTACGCTTGTAGAACAGATAGCAGCGGTATTCCCGACCGTCGAGCTCCATGGTCTTATAGCATCGGGTGTATGGGTAGAAGTCGTCCATATTCGCGGCGACCGGGAGCATGGCGCCCAAGGTGTTGCCGTCCTCGTCCTTGGCGAGAGCCCCATACTCGACCACCAAACTTCGCTTTACCTCGTCGTCGCCGAGGCTCTGGGCCTCAGCGATTTTGTTGACAAGGACATGGAAGTAGGCGTTGGCATCTTTGCTCCGGGGCTCCCGCCATTTCTTGATTTCCACATTGACTTCGCCATCTTTGAGAAGGTCGAAGTCTTCCCGGAAGTCGCGGGTGACGGTGATGGTGATGTGCTGCTCACCACGGGCGCCAAAGGTTAAATCCTTCAGCTTGCCTTTCATGCCGCCAACCACTTCTCCTTGTAGATGTCCATGAGGTCGTTGGCGTCAAGCCAGTTGATGAAGTCGGCAATGATGGGGGAAATATCCGGGGTTTCGTCCCTGCGGTATGTTTCCTTCCATACCGTGCTGCCGTTGGTAATGACATAGGTAAAGTGCGTGGCCTGCGGCACAATTTCGAGGTATGTAGGGTGCTGGGTGCTGTCCACATACTTGCCCTTGTCATAACTGCCAGAGAACTTGATATCGATGATTGCACCGGCTTTCAAGGCATCCAGACGACCATAGAGCAGGAAGGTCATGCCGGCCACTTGGATTTCCCTTTTCGCCCGGTACTGGAGGACGCCGCCGCTCACCACATCAGCGACCTTGTAGGCGGCATCGAGCCACTTGTCGTCATACCTCTGCATGGCGTCAAAATCGTCGTTGACGATGGCGGTCACCAAATCCTCGAAGTCGATGCCTTTCTGCATGGCCTCGGTGGTCGGCGTAGGCTCCCGGCGCAGGACGGCCAGAAACTCAGCATAAGCGTCACGCTCAGAGGTGGCGTCCTCGTAGGGGTTCTCCTTCATGGCGTAGAGCCACGAGGACAGCAGGGAGTGGGTCATCAGATAGCGGGGCATTTATTCCGCCTCCTTCTTCTCCTCCGGCTTAGGCGTGTACTTTTTCAGCACCTTGTCATAGAACAACCCCAGACTCTTGATGCGGTTGTTCCATGCGGTGTTGGTCTCCAGCTCGGAGGTCAGAGCGTGGGCAATCTTCTTCAGCTTGGACATAGCGGCGTTGGCGGTGTCGGCGTCGGTGACGCTGGCGATAATCTCACGCCCGGCCTCCATAGCCGCCTCATAGGCTTTCTGCTGCTCGTTGGCGGCGGCGACCTCAGCGGCAGACTTGGCGTTGTACTGAGCGAACAGCTTGGTCAGGAAATCGTTGGGATCGTTTTCCTTCAGCTCGGGAATGCGGATGATGCCGTTGACGCCGCGGGTGCCCTTGGCGAAGTAGCGCTCACAGTTGGAGAAACCGATGGTGCGGTTATTACCGTACATCTCAACGAAGCCGCCCAGATCCTGCGTCTCCCAGACATTGTTCTTGGTCTGGCCTTCGACCTTGATGCGGAGGCGGGTATTGTCGCCGTCCTTATCCTCCACGGCGTGGAAAACCATAACGATGTGCTTGTCCAGTTCGTAGAAGCAGTAGTCCATCAGGCGCTGGAACTCCTTGCCAACAAAGCCGTAGCCTTTCAGGGAGAGGGAGCCGTCGCGCTGGCTGTACTTGGGGTCTTTCTTGATAGCCCAGAGGGACATCAGGGAAATCAGCTTGCCGCCAGTATCGAACACCAGAGAGTCGTAGTCCTTGACATTCTCCGGGGTGAGGTCGGCCAGAATCTCGTCGTAGGTCTTGGGCTGGATGAAGTCACGGCGGTACCGGGGCTCGATACGGTCAATGCCGAAATCCACATCGATGTGCAGGGGGTTGGGAGCGGAAAGAGCCAGAGTGGATTTGCCGATGCCGGGATAGCCGGCAATGAGAATGCGGATTTTCTTATCGCTCTGAACGAGCGTTTCAGCTTTGCGGATCATGTGTTACTCCTTTCGGTCGGCGGTCAATTCCCGCGTAATGGTAATGGTTTCGTGGCAGAAGCGGTGGAAGTTGCCCTCCGGGCCGCTCATGCAGGAGGCCTTGAACTGCTCTTCGGTGTAAACGCTGCTACAGTTCAGCAAGCCCTCGTCTTTATCAGGGTGATATGCTCGGAATGCACAGCAGGCGCTGTGAACATCCGGTGCGATAACCTCCGTCCAGCCGCCATAGAAGGGCTGTCCCTCGGTTCCGTAGGTGAAATAGAATTTTGCCATCGGCTACTCCTTTTCCGGGAAGCAGTCCGTCACTTCCCATGCGTCGGTGGTGCTGACGCAGTTGTCGCAACCGACGATATCGTGCTCTTTGTCTTTGTAGATGGTTTCGCACTCTTCGCCGCAGACGGGGCAATGAGGGTATGTAGGCTCTTTGCCGTCCGGGTAGCCAGTGCGCTCCATGTTTCGGATCACAGGATGGTCCGGGATGTCATTCCAGCCCATTTGGCACCTCCTTCAGCGAGTATCGGGCATAGCTCGTCTTTTCGCCGTAGCGGTTCTTCCCATTCTCGGTGGCAACCGAGATTACATAGCCCAGACGTTTTAGGTCGGAGATACGGGATGCCAGACGCATAATGCCGTATTCCTGCATGGCCTCCAGGGAGGTGATCGAGCCGTAGTCCTTGAAGTGACGGAGGATGCGATCACACTGGGTAAGGCCGGAGTCGGGCGACACTTCCGGGGAGAACTGGGGCGGGGACTGCGGAGCCGGTGAGGGTTTGACGGTCGGCATCGGTACGCCGTAGGCCTTACAGATCGCTCTCAGGCCGTCCGGGTGGATGATGACACCGTATTTGTCCCACGCCTCACATTGAGCCAGCAGCTGACGGTTGAACTTGGGGAAGACCTCGCGGACGACCAAGGCGGCATCCTTAGCCATTGCGCCGGTCTGCTGTCGCACCGTCCTCAGTTGCAGGCAGCAGTTGACATCCGACATCGGATTTGGTAGACTATCGGTGGTATCAATAGCATTTTGGGAGGGCGTCTCCGCGGCATCGGAGGCGTCTTCTCTTTTGCAGTCGCACTGTTCGCCGGGGTCTAAATGCGCGCCGCAGTTGGGACACTCTTTGAATTTCACAAAATCACTCCTTTCTCTGGGCGACTTTGGTCGCCCTCTTTTTTTCGTTTCTTGCTTTCAGCCACTCTTGGTATCTTTCCTCTGCCCCTGGCATCGAAAAGACTTGCTCCATCAAGTCCAGGGCTCCACGGGCAAGTTCTTCCCTGCGAAACGACGGAATTGCTTTGATGTCGATATGTACTGTGGCCTGCCCTGGTGTCGGCATTTCTGTTACCTCCCTTCCCAAAAGTTTAGATAAACTGAACTCACAGAGCAAAAAAATAACGAGGGATGTCACAGTAACAAATGTTCAGGAAATCGCAAATATTGCAAATCTGCTCCTGCGTGAATTCACCCTTGCCGTTCAGTTTAAGACTATAGGTACTTGGTGTCATATTGGCCGCATTTGCCACGGCCCTATCCGTCTGACCCAACTCCGCAGTGCGTGCTTTGAGCTGGGAGTAGTCGTAGGGCTTCGTTTTGGCGTATGCCTTTTTCATCTTTTCGCTCACCTCCTGTGTTCAGTTTATCTAAACCATACCACATAGCGCAGCCATAGTCAATACCCTTGTTTAGATTTTTATAAACTTTTTTTCGTTTTCTCCGCAGAATGTATTGATTTATCTAAACTTATGGGGTATAGTATAGGTAACTCAATGGAGGTGCGAATTATGGCAAATAAAGAGAGTTGTGCAAATAGAATCCGCGAAGGTTTGGCCGCAAGAGATATGACGCAGGCCGACTTGTGCCGCATGACCGGCATCCCGAAGAGCGCTATGAGCCAGTATTGTAACGGCGGTCTCGTGCCTCGACAGGATCGCACTTTCCTCATTGCTTCTGCTCTCAATGTTTCTGAAGCGTGGCTTATGGGCTTTGATGTTCCTATGGAAAGAAAAACCACGCCCGCCTCCTTGGTAGAAGACGGGCGCGTGAAGGATTTTGTTGACTTATTCGGGAAACTGACCGCAGAGCAGCAGACCCTTATTATTTCTCAGATAAAAGGGATTTTATCAGATCAATAAGGGCCTCCTGCGCAGCCGCCGGAAGCTGGGCAAACAGTTCGGCTGCAACGGCGGTTTCGACCGTGATTTCATTGGTATTGTTTTCCATGGTTCACAGCTCCTTTTCAAAAATAGGTAGCTGCCGACAGCATATTGATTATACTACACAGCAAGCGCTGTGTGCAATTTTGATAAAAAATAACATACGGCACAAATCGACAAGGAGGGTGTATTCCGTGAATGCGTTGACCGTGAGAACGTGGGACGAAAAGAACTATCTAACAATGGATGACAGTTGTTTTGCCATGTATTGGCTCAAAGAAAACAAGACGATTCCTCTTTCGCAGGTTATTAGCCTGGAGGTAAAAGACCCCAAGGGCAAGCTTCGTCCCGGTATGATTACCATCCGTCTCGCTGGCACATCCGGGCTTTCCGATAGAGTTGCTGCGTTTATATCTTCCACCGGCCCAAATAGTATAGCATTCCCGCACGGCTATGCATACCTCGAAGCCGGGAGAGAAATTCAGCGACGCTTTACGGAATATCAAAAGAGCGCAGCGGCGCCCATGCCACAGACATCAGCGGCCGACGAGATACGCAAGTTCAAGGAGCTGCTGGACATTGGCGCAATCACTCAGGAAGAGTATGATGCCAAGAAAAAGGAGCTTCTGGGTATCTGACTCGCAGTGTAGCAACGAGGAAGGAGGTGCGGTATGACGCCGCCGAAGGGTTTCTCTGATACAACCGCCGAGCGGATCGGCGTCATATACGCTCGGTACTCTTCCCACAACCAGAAAGAGGAGAGCATAGAGCAGCAGGTCGAAGAGTGTATGGAATTTGCTGCTCTCAATCACATCAAGATTATTCAGGTCTATGCCGACAAGGCGTTGTCTGGCAAGACGGACAAGCGCCCACAGTTTCAGAAGATGATGCGGGACGCAGAGAAAAGGCACTTTACCGTTGTTCTTGCCTATAAGTCAAACCGCATAGCCAGAAATATGCTCCAGGCATTGAACTACGAGGACAGGCTGAGCCGATACGGCATCGAAACGCTGTACGCAAAAGAGGAGTTTGGCAATACCGCCGCAGGCCGCTTTGCTCTCCGAACGATGATGAATGTCAACCAATTCTATTCCGAGAACATGGCCGAGGACATCAAGCGCGGCATGAGGGACAATGCCGAAAACTGCAAGGTAAACGGAGCTCTCCCGCTCGGCTATGTCAAGGGAGCAGACGGTAGGTATGCCATCGATCCCGCAGAGGCAGCCATCGTTCGAGAGATATACGAAAAAGTCTTCGAGGGCATCTCGTTTGTAGACATAGCAAACGATCTCAACGCCCGAGGGATAAAGACCAAGCAAGGCAATCGCTGGAACAAAGGCAGTTTTCACCGCATGCTGACCAACGATGTCTATATCGGGGTGTATCGTCACTCGGGATATGTAAAAGAAGACGGCGTTCCGCCCATTTTGGAAAAGGGGGTATTTTACGCAATGCAAAAGCACTTGGACACAAAGAAAAATCCGAGAGGCCGTCACCGGGAGAACTGCGACTACCTGCTGACAGGTAAGCTGATTTGCGGCCACTGCGCCTCTTTTATGGTCGGGATCTCCGGCACCAGCAGAACGGGAGCCAAACACTTCTATTACACCTGCAACGACCGGCGCACATCGGGTAACTGCAAAAAGGAAAATGTCAAGAAGGACTACATCGAACGAGCCGTCGCAGAGCTGACGCAGCGGTTTATCCTCCAAGATGAGGTTATTGAATGGATCGCTGACAGTGCCATGGAAGTCCTTGCGCAGTCCGGGTCACAGGCCGAGTTGTCGGCGCTGGAATCCGAGCTGGTAGAGAACAAAAAGGCTGTGAAAAACATTATGTCTGCCATCGAGCAGGGAATCTTCACGGCCACCACAAAGAGCAGACTTTTGGAGTTGGAATCTGAGATTTCCGTTCTGGAGAGTTCAATCGCGCTGGGAAAGGCTGCGCAAGAGAACAGCACTGTAGAGAAGGAGCGCATCATTTGGTCGCTGGAGCTGCTAAGGGACGGCGATATCGAGCGCAAGGACTATCAGAAAAAATTGATTGAAACCTTCGTCCAGAAGGTTGTCCTTTGGGATGACAGAATTGAAATTGACTACTATTACGACAAGGAGCAAAAGACAAGGTCGTTTATGTTGAACGAGCTTGGAGGCTCTTCTAACGGTGGGGCGCAAGGAGTTCTTATAAGCTCCCCTGAGCCCCACCAAATAAAAAGACCACCTTACAGGTGGTCTTTTTATTTGGCAAGATGAAAACGGAGAATCGAACAGCGCAAATGCGGCGCGAATGAGCGCATCTTTGATTGAATCGATTCCCCTCGGC